TAAAACAATTAATGTTGTTGGTGCTGATATTGTTGATGGACTGCTTATTGTTATTTTGGAGAATGATGTTCCAGAAGAGGATAAGCCTCAAACAATTAACTTAGGAGACCTACCTAAACATGCTAAAAAGCTGTTGTTAGGTTAAATTGTTAAGGAGCGTCTAACGGCGCTCCATTTTAAAGGAATATATATTATGGAAGAAAAAGAAATTAGATTAATCCGCCTCACATCAGGCGAAGAGATATTGGCAACAATACATTCAAAGAATAAAAATTATACAACTGTTATAAAACCAGTTCTTTTAATACCCAATAAAGAGAGAATAGGATTTATGCCTTATTTATCTTATAGTGATATTGATATTCATGGTTTGGAAATTAAAGAAGAACATATTATGTTTAATGTTCAACCAACAGACGAGTTGGAAAATAATTATTACCAAATGACATCTGCAGTAGTCACACCACCAAAACAAAAAATAGTCACATAAACTGTTTACTTTTAATACAATTTATGGTATAATATAACCATGAATAATACTTTCTATACTCATGCTTTTCGTCACGGAAAAGTAATTAAATATACTGGATATGAGAATGGTGAGAAAGTAAGTTTCACCATTCCATTTCAACCACACTTATACGTTAAAGCTTCTAAAAAATCTAAATGGCATGCGCTTGATGGAACACCCGTAGAGTCAATTCCATTTGGTAGTATGAGCGAAGCTACAGAATTCGTAAAACAATATAAAGACGTTCCTAACTTTAAAATATATGGTAACACTAATTATGTTGCTCAATATATTAATGAAGAATTTCCAGGAAATATTAAATGGGATCGTAATATAATCAATGTAACTTCTCTTGATATTGAAGTAAAATTTGGCGAAGGTTTTCCTGATCCAGCTCTTGCCGATCAAGAAGTAACAGCAATCACAATGAAAAATAATATAGACGATGTTTATTATACATTTGGTTGTGGTGAATATGATACAGAAAAATCTTTAATGCAAACTAACGAAGTTCGATATATTAAATGTCAAAATGAAAGAGAACTACTTAATAAATTTATATATCACATGGCAAAAACATCCCCTGATGTTCTTACAGGTTGGAATATAGAATTTTTTGATATACCATATCTTGTAAATCGTATAGCAAAAGTGAATGGTGGAAATAAAGAAAAAATGTTATCACCTTGGCGAATGATCGATAAACGTGAAGTACAACAACCATTTAGTAATCAAATGCGTGTTAAATATGATATAAAAGGTATTACATGTCTTGATTATCTTGCAATATTTAAAAAGTTTGCATTTACTTATGGCCCACAAGAATCTTATAAATTGGACCATATTGCTAATGTAGTCCTTGGTGAAAAGAAACTTGACTTTAGTGAAGCATCTGACCTTAACGAATTATATGATACAAATTATCAAAAATTTATTGATTATAATATTAAGGATGTAGAGTTGATTGACAGAATGGAAGATAAGCTTGGTCTTATTACCTTATGTTTAACTATGGCTTATAAAGGTGGAGTTAACTATGATTCAGTTCTAGGGACTGTGGCGATATGGGATTCATTAATCTATAGGGATCTCCATTCAAAACAAATAACAATACCACAAAATGAAGAATCATCGAAGGCCACATATGCCGGTGGTTATGTTAAAGAACCTCAAATAGGAATGCATGACTGGGTATGTTCATTTGACTTGAACTCTCTATATCCATCAATTATTATGCAATATAATATGTCACCTGAAACTATTCTTTTAGATGACGAAAATGGTGTCAATGTTAATTCTGTTCTTAATAATAAAATAAAAAATACTAAACCAAATACATCATTAGCGGTTAATGGTGTTCGTTTTGATACAAAAAAACCTGGTGTATTTCCACAAATAATTCAAAAAATTTATGATGAACGTGTTGAACATAAACAAAAACAATTAAAAGCTGAACAAGAATTAGAATTGTGTGAAAACAAATCAGAACAATATGATATTGAAAAACGTATAGCTATTGCTAAAAATCAACAATTAGCTCTTAAGATTCTTCTTAATAGTTTATATGGAGCGATGGGTAATAAATGGTTCAGATATTTTGATATGAGAATTGCTGAAGGTATTACACTTACTGGCCAAGCAACTATTAAATGGGCAGAAAAATATCTTAATAAATTTTTAAATAAAACTTTGGAGACTGATAATGGAGATACTGATTTTGTTATTGCTATCGATACTGATTCTGTGTATGTCAACTTGGGTCCTTTGGTACATAAGCTTAACCCTGCTAAACCTATTGATTTTCTTGATAAAGTTTGTAGCAATACATTGGAAGAAGTCCTTACTAGCGCTTACACTGATTTATTTGATAGGCTTGGTGGTAGGGATAATAAAATGGTCATGGGTAGAGAAGTTATTGCTGATCGTGGTATTTGGACCGCTAAAAAACGATATATCTTAAATGTATATGATAATGAAGGAGTTAGATATACTAAACCTAAACTAAAAATTATGGGTATTGAAGCTATTAAATCGTCAACACCAGCAATATGTAGGCAAGCGTTAAAGGATATATTTAAACGAATTATTGAAACTGATGAAGAGACAGTTCAAAATGATATACAAAATTTTAAAGATATATTTTCACAAGCCTCAGCTGAAGAAGTATCATTTCCTCGATCTGTTCAAAATATTCGTAAATGGAATGATAAAAAAACTATATATAAAAAGGGTACACCAATTCATGTAAGGGGAGCATTAATGCATAACCATTTAATTGATGACCAAAAGCTTCAAAGAAAAGTGGAAAAAATACATGGCGGCGATAAAGTTAAATTTACTTATTTACGAAAGCCAAATCCAACTAAAGAAAATGTTATTGCTTTTGTTGATTTTCTTCCAAAACAATTTAAACTTGAGGACTATATAGATTATAATCTTCAATTCGAAAAAACATTTATTAGTGCTATTACCCCAGTCTTAGATGCAGTAGGTTGGGAAAGTGAGAAACGAATAACTTTAGATTCTTTTTTCACTTAACTATTTACATTTAATATAAACTGTGGTATAATATAACATAAAGGAGTAAAAATATGAGTGCAGACTGGGTAAATGATATAAACAAGATGCAAAATAAATTTGGTGTCCGTGAATGGATAAATTCTGCAGATTCATTTCAACTCAAAAAATATCTAGAATTCCGATTAAAGTTTATTAAAGAGGAATATGATGAAACACGAGAAGCAATTATTGACGAAGATGCAGAAGAGATTGTTGATGGTCTTATTGATATTTGTGTTGTGGCTATTGGAACTTTAGATGCATTAGGTGTTAATCCCCATAAAGCATGGGACGAAATACTTGAAGCAAATATGACAAAGGAAGTTGGTGTGAAAGAATCAAGACCAAATCCTTTAGGACTTCCAGATTTAATTAAACCAAACGGATGGGAAGCACCATCACATAAAGATAATCACGGTATTATACCAGAAGCATTCATCCCGTCGAAAGATAAACATTGGCGAGAAAAAGATGAATTTATTACAAAGGGAGATTAGTATGGCCGTAAAATTATCATGGAACGATTTTATTAGAACTAAAACACCAACATACGATGAGTGGATAAAAAGATATAAAGGTAAAACTGTTCATGACCTTACTGTTAATGAACATACTAAATTTTCCAAACAATATAAAGGTTGGAAAAATATGAATATTGAAAAGATGACATGAAATCATTAACACTGTTTAAATCAATTTTCGATAACAAAACAAATAAGCGAATGGACTTTGAAGATTGGAGTGTATTTGAAAAAATGTTATTTGATTTAGCTGAATATCCTCGTAAAGATAAAAAATCAGCACAATTAATATCCCCTGCAATATATAAAGAAAATACAACTAGAGCAAATGATAATGTTTTATGTTGGGCTGGCTGGGCAGCAGTAGATATAGATACTTATGAATTTAAAGGCAATCTTAAACAAGAATTACTTGATGCTTATGGTACTTATAATAATATAATTTATTCAACTGCGTCATCAACTGAAGAACATCCAAAATTTAGAGTTGTTTTTCCATTAAGTATAAATGTTCCAAAAGAAAAAATTAAACATTTTTGGTATGCTCTTAATAAAGAATTAGGCGATGTAGGTGACCCCCAAACAAAAGATTTAAGTCGTATGTATTATGTTCCTGGAAAATATGAAGGAGCATATAATTTTATATATGATAATTTTTGTGGTAATACTATGGACCCAAATGAAATTATGTCTAGACATGATTATGTTGAAAGATCAGGTTCTTTAATAGATAATTTACCTAAAGCTATTCGTGAACAATTATTAGCTCATCGCAAAAATGAAATGACAAATACAAGTGTGACTTGGAATAATTATAGAGATTGTCCATTTGTTAATAAAAAATTAGTTAAAGAATATAATGAAATAACTGATACAGGTTGGTATACAAAAATGTATGCCATTATGGTTTCAATTGCAGGTAATGCGATACGTAGAAAATATCCTATTACTGCTCAAGAAATCACTACATTATGTAAGGAAATTGACTTTGAAAATGGTAATTGGTATAAGTCAAGACCTTTTGATAAGGAGGCAGATCGTGCAATCGAATACATCTACAGTAACAACTGATACTGGTGAAATAGGCGAACAATTAATAGAAGAATTTTTTCCTAAAGCAGAACGAACAGATGATTGGTTTGATTCTGAAAAGGATGGTACTATACGGGAAAAAACTTATGAAGTAAAAACGTTTAGATTAAATAATAAAGATCAGGGGTTCTGGGTTGATAGCTCACAATTTCGTAAATTAGATAATGTTGATATATTATATTTTGTTAAGATTCCTGAATCATTAGAAGAAGGTGCAACCATTTATGAATGTATGGAACATACAAGTGAAGATGCATATGAAGCTTTTAAACTAGGACCAATTAAACAAATGAGATGTTATTTTCTCGATAATTGTAAAAAAATTACAAATATACGTGATGAAAGAACTGATACATTATATCATAATTCAGTAGCTATGTCAAAACATAAACGATTTAATTAAGGAGTATAAATGAAAGAATCTTTAAAAGTTCTACAGGCAGCTGCAGAAATACAACAACAAAAATCAAATGATTATCAAAATCCTAATTCTAGGATTCGTCAATCTGATTATTATCCTCATGGATGTTCAACAATATTAGATACAATGCATGCAAAAGTATTACGTATGCATTCAGTTATCGAAGCTATGGAATCTGATCCTAATTATACACCAAACTTTGAATCACTTGAGGATTCATGTATTGATATTATAAATTATGCATCATTTTTTGTTAGTTATTCACGTGGTATGATGGAAGGACAAAGTCCTAACCGTGACTTTTTAAATAGGATTAAAGATGTTGATTAGACCATATAGAGTAAGAGATGTAAGAGATTATTTTGTTGGTGCAAAGGGCCACGATTATGCTACAACAACAGATAAGACTGGTGTTAAATGTATTGAATTAATTGGTGCATCATTTGAAGCAGATGAACCTGCAATATTTGGTAAACCAAATGAAGAATATATTAATAAAGAAATTAATTGGTATGAATCTATGTCACTTAATATAAATGACATATATGGTCATGATAAATCTCCACCAGCAGCATGGAAATATGCAGCAGATCCTTATGGTAATATTAATTCAAACTATGGTTATTTAATATATTCAAAAAAGTTTCATGGTCAATATTTTAAAGTCGCAGAAGAATTAAGAATGAATCCTGATGGTCGTAGAGCTATTATGATTTATAATAGACCAGAGATATGGAGAGAATATGTTGAAGGTGGTAAATCAGATTTTATTTGTACTAATGCAGTATCTTATTATATTCGTAATGATAAATTAGATTGTTGTGTACAAATGCGTAGTAACGATGTCGTATATGGTTATAAGAATGATTATGCATGGCAACGATATGTATTAGCTAATTTAGCTACTGATCTTGGTATAAAACCAGGAAAAATGATATGGCAAGTCCAGAATTTGCACGTATATGAAAAACATTTCGATTTAATTAAACCAAAAGGATTTTAATGAAAATAGGTGTAATATTAGGTAGAGGAGTTGAAGGCGTTGGAGTCACAAAGAATGTTGTTGAATTCCAAAAGCTTTTCCCTGGAGTAGAAATATTTGCTACAATAGATAAGTTATGGCCTCGTAGAGAGTCTATGGATTTTCCAGTTACTTATTTTAGAGGAGCTGATTGGGATACGATTAGTAAACCAGCCAAAAAGTTCCCTGATTTAATTACTTGTAACGATGTAGTCCATAGGATCAATCAACTTGATCTCTGTATTATTTGGAGCATACCTTCAAAATCACATTCAGAAGAGTGTATAGATAACTTTATAAGAATGATAGCTAATATCAATGTACGTAAAGGTCTTGTACAGGTTGACCATAAAATGGCATCTATCACTCGTAATGCTCGCCTTGCTGATGTTTGTAATAATGTAGATGTTTTGATGTGTCATTCAGTTGAAAATGATTTCGCAAGATGGACACAAAAAAATAATGTAAAGACTCCATTAACCGGCATGGGTGTTGGCTTTAATTTTAATAAAGATTATTGGAAACCAATTGAAGAACAAGATACACGTTATATTCGTTGGGTTGGCCGTACTGCAATGTGGAAAGGACCAGATGTAATGATTGATTTACATAATGATCACTTTCGTAAAGCAGGATTTATTACAGTACTTGAAGGTTTAGAAGCTTCAATACAATATCCCTTAGTACTATATAAGAATTCAAAAGAGAAAAAAGATCGTAGAGATGTTATTAATTACTTTAGACCTGAAAAGGGTTTAGATATAAATGAAACTAGACATCCTGTGTATGGTTCAGAAAAAGAAAAT